CAACCGCTCAGCATCGACCAGTTGATTCAGCGCAACATGCGCCTGGACCCTACGTCCGACGCCTACACCGCCACCGTGGATGCCTATGCCGACATGCTGATGGACGCCAACAGCACCGACATGTTGGACGAGTATTTCATCGCCATCAAGAACCATTCCGGTTGGGCCAAGCTGAAGCCCAAGGACCAGGACACGCTGGCGAACGACTTCAATCTGCGGTACGACGCCCTCGAAAACGGCACCGCTCGGTTCGACCGCACGCCGGCCGGCGAGCGCGGCACGCCTATGGACCTGACCCAGTTCGCCACCCTCGTAGCTGCTGCCAACCGCAACCGCGCGGCCGGCAGCCCGGAGGTGGTGGCTGTGGAAACTGTGGCCGACTTCGAGACCATGACCGGCCACGCCGCACCTGGCGACGCACGCGGCGTCTACGCCGACGGCAAGGTCTACCTGATCCGCGAGAACACGGCGAACGCCAAGCAGATGGCCACGACGCTGGCCCACGAGCGCGGCCACCATGGACTGGAAGCACTGCTGGGCGACCGGCTGCCGGCCGTGGTCAACCGACTGTGGACCAACGCAGCTACCCGCGAGCGGATCAAGGCGAAGATGCGCCTGTTGGGCAACGGCGACCCAGAGGTGGGCAGCCTGCGCCGCCTGGCTGGCGAGGAAGTCCTGGCCGACATGCTGGCCGGCGGCGAGCAGATCAACGGCGATATCCTGTCCAAGGCCCGCGCGGCTGTGGACAACGCGTTCTCCGCACTGCTGGGGCTGTCCAGCCTGAAGATGACCAACGCCGAGGTCGACGCGCTGCTGCGCGACACCGCTTCGGTGATGCGGGGTACCAGTCCGACTGCTGTGGACACTCGCCAATCCCACTTGCAGGGGCTCGAGTTCGCCATGGAGAACCCGGCTGAGTTCATCAGCGGCGACGCTCGCTTCTCCCGCGCCATCGCTGACATGGACGAGGTGGTGGCCGCGGCTACCGCAGAGGGCGACGGCACCAAGCGCAACGTCGTTGACGTGGTCAAGGACACCGGCCGGTCGGCGCTGCAGTCGATCCGCAGCGTGGGTACAGCCACCGCGGCAGACAAGGCGCGCAAGTTCGCCCTGGATACCGTGCCGCTCAACCAGCTGGCCAACCTCTACGACAAGTACTTCGGCGGCATGCTGGGCGACTTCGCGCGCCTGAAGCGTACCAAGGAAGCCACCTTCAACAAGATCATCACCTCTGGGCGTGAGCTGAACTATCACGGCGAGCAGCTCGGCGAAGTCTCGCCGATGGCCACGGCCAACAAGATCAAGGCGTTCGCGCAGCGGAACCCGGCGCGCATGGAAGCCTGGAACCAGATGCAGCAGGTGGGCACGCTCTACCGGCTCTGGCCTGACCGCTCCATGGACAAGCAGTCGCAGCTCAACTACGCCGAGATGAACTTCACGCAGGCCGAGCGGGAGCAGGCGCACCGAGACCTAGTCAAGCTGTGGAAGTCCGTAGGGCAGGAAGGTCAGCAGCTGTACAAGGAGACCCAGGCGCTCTACTCCTACATGTGGAACGCCCGCTTCAACGCACTGCGCAACGAGATCGCCCGGGTCTACAAGACCGGCGGCCAGACCGACGCCGAGTTCTTCGCCAGCGACAAGTTCAAGGAGCTGTATGGCGACCGGATCGAGTCGGCCATGAAGAAGATGCGGACCGGTCCTTATTCCCCGCTGCAGCGTTACGGCGACTACTTGGTAACCGTCCGCGATAAGAACGGCCGGATCGAGTGGTTCTCTGGCCACGACACCATCGAGGAGGCGAACGCCACCCGCAAGGAACTGCTGGCTGGCGACTACGCCGACTCCTCGAGCTACAGCGTGTCGCAGCCGACGCTGCGCCGCGAGCATAACTGGGAGCTGGACGGCATCAGTCAGCAGACCATCCGGGCGATCGAGCGAGCTACCGACGGCATCGTGTCGCAGGCGGCCGACCCGCAGCTGCACCGCGCTATCCGCGAGGGGCTGGTGGAAGCGTACCTGCAGTCACTGCCCCAGGGCTCGTTCCTGCAGCACGCCAACCGCCGCAAGAACACCAAGGGCGCGACGACCAACGCGTTCCGTGGATTCAGCGACTACTCGATCAAGGCGGCCCGCAGCGTGGCCAGCCTGCGCTACGACGGGCAGATCAGCGAGAAGCTGGTGCAGCTGCAGGAAGTGGCCACACAGAACGCGAACGACGCCGACGGCATCAAGCGCCAACGAGTTGTGGAAGCGGTGAAGCGCCAGCACGCAGCCTCGATCAGCACCGAGCGGTCGCCAGTGGCCGACGCCCTCAGCCAGGGTGGCTTCCTGTGGTTCATGTCCTCGCCGTCTCAGCTGGTGATCAACTCCATGCAGACGCCGATGGTGACGCTACCGCGCCTGGCCGGCTCCTACGGCAACGCGCAGGCGCTGCGTGAGATCAAGCACGCGCTCAGTGACTTCATCAAGAGCCGCGGTAACCTGCTGGGCGACAAGTCCATCCTCGGCGCCGATAGCGTAGAGCGCAAGGTGCTGCAGGACTTGTTCGAGCGCGGCACCCTGGACTTCACCCTGTCGCATGACATGGCCAGCCTGGCCAACGGCGAGACCGGCGTCACCATGTCGAGCCACTGGCGCCGCGTGCTGGAGGTAGCCGGCACGTTCATGCACAAGTCCGAGGTGTTCAACCGCCAGGTTGTGGCGCTCGCCGCCGCGCGGCTGGAGATGGCCAAGCGCGGAGCCACCAGCACGCTGTCCGACGCCACCCTGGCAGAAATCGCCAACGTGGCTGACTCGGCCACCCTGACCACGCAGTTCGACTACAGCCAGTCGAACAAGCCCACCATCATGCAGGGACCGTGGCGGAAGGTCATCTTCCAGTTCCAGCAGTACCGCGTGAACATGCTGGCCATGATGGGCAAGGACATTCGGGACAGCTTCTCCGGTACGCCGGAGGAGAAAGCTACTGCGCGCCGCGCGCTGGCCTGGATGCTTGGCACCCAGCTGGCCCTCACCGGCGCGGCCGGCACCGTCCTGGCCCCGATGGCGTTCTTCATCGCCGACCTGTTCCGTGATGATGACGACCTGCTGGACAGCCGCACCGACTTCGTCCGCTCCACCCCGCAGATTCTCGCTCACGGCCTGCTGTCGGGCGCGATCGACCTGAGCCGCGTGGGAGCCGACGGGCTGGTAACCTTCGGCGGACAGTACGCTCCGGCCGATGCCAGCGCGAAGGAGATGTTCCAGTTCTACGTGATGCAGAACATCGGCCCGTGGGCTGGCCTGGGTGCCAACATCTTCACCGGCATCGAGAAGGCGATCCAGGGCGACCACGTGGCAGCCGTCAAGAACCTGGCTCCGGCCGGCGTGCGCGACGTATACAAAGCGTTCTTCGAGGGGCAGCAGGGCGCCAAGGACAGCCGGCAGATCGTCTACTACGAGCCGGGCATCTGGGACACCGTCACTGGTGTGATGGGCCTGCGCAGCGGCGCTCGCCGCGAGGCAGAGGAAATCCGCGGCGCCACCTACGAAGCCAGCATCCGGGCTCAGACCCTGAAGCAGCGGTACCTGGGGCGCCTCGCCCTGGGCCACGCCACCAGCGATCAGGACATGATCAACGAGGCGATGGACAGCATCCACCGGTGGAACTCTGACTTCCCCGACATGGCCGTCAAGGGCTCCGACCTGCGCCGGGCCATCGTTACGCGGGTCAAGTCACAGCTCAACGCCAGCACGTATGGCGCTGCGTCGGCACGGCCGCCAGCCAGGTCTATTATGGAACAGGTTGGTACGTGGTAGCATTGTGCAAGCACAAGCCTAAGGAGCGCGTTGTGGATATAGTCGATCGACTGCTACGTTTTTTCGAGGGGGTGTTGCTCTGGGGTCACCTCGGCCTCCTCGGCGCATTCGGTGGTATCGCCAACTTCTACTATTTGAACGCAACGAAGAACCGCAAGTTCTTATGGGGTGTGCTGGTGGCGAACGTGATCCTCGCCGCGTTCCTCGGCAAAGCCCTTGGTGGGCTAATACCGGAGGAGAACCAGTTCAGGGACAGTATTGTGATGCTGCTCGGCTTCTTCGCTTTCCCCGTAGTACATGCTCTTGAAGCCAGGATCATCGCGTTCGTAGACCGGCTGTTGCCCTTCGGGAGCAAATAACATGATCATCGTCTCGGCACTAACCGCACTGATCCACGTGTTCATCATCGCAAAGTCGGTGGTGTTCTTCCGCAAAGCAGGCCAGGTTCGAGAAAGCGACAAGACAGCCGTGGCGTCCGTCTGCATGTTGAGCATCCTGTTCCTCCTGGCCACCTCGCTGGCGTGGTTGGAACACCCGCCGCTGGCTCACAG